GTGGCTTCTTGGCCGGCCTTGGTGGTGCGCTTGGCCACCTGGTCCGGGCTGACCACGCCGCGTTCGACGTGGGAGACGGGGACGGCTTCGCCGCGGTTGAACGCGCGCACGCCGCCGATGTCGATCGCCTCGAGGGCTACGTACACGCCCCACTCGGCCAGAGCGTCACGCTCAGCGTCGTCCGCGGTACCGGCTGGGGCTTCTGGGTTCACGGGCTTGTCAGCCATTGTGTGTTCCTCACGGGTTAGTTTCCAGTAGGAGGTCGATCACGTACCGGGCACGGCCGGTCTCGGTGTCCGGCGCGGGGATGATGGTCGACGGCGCGGCGTTGGAGATGTCCCCGGCCGTCCACGAACCGCGCAGGTCACGGGTCACAGACCGGACGGTGCGGGCGATGGTCAGCGCATTAGCTGCGTCGGTGGCGGTGTTCCCGGCGCCCCACACGTCCACCTGCACCCGTGGCTGGCCGGTGTGCCATTCGAGTTCGACCTCGTCGATCACGGTGAGCACCAGCAGTGGCCACGTCGGCGTGCCGGGGATACGGTCGTAGATGCGGATGCCGACCAGCGCGGTCAGCGACGGCTGAGCCAGCAGCGCCTCACGCGTCAACGCCAGTGCGTCGGGAAGCAGGGAGACAGGCATGTGACCTCCCTTGCCGCCAGCATCAATCTAGTGCTACATTGGCATCATGACAATAAGCATCAACCTTCGGCTCCCCGAAGAGCTGCATGCCAACCTACGAGCACTGGCCGAATCCGATCGCCGGTCACTCAACGCCGAAATCGTGTGGCTTCTAGAAGAAGCCCTCAGTAAGAAGGAGAAAAGATCATGACACGCATGAGGACATTCATTGGGGCCACGGCTCTCATGATCCTGCTAGCCGCCTGCGGTGGCAGCGACGAGCCGGATCTGGCAGCGTGTGAAGATGCCATGCGCGCTCAGTTCGCTGACGCGATGGCCGATCCTGACGCCGAAGAGGGCACCCGGCCGGCAGAATGCGAAGGCGTCTCCGACGAAGATGCTGAGCGCATCGCTATGGAGATCATCGGAGAGGCGTTCGAGTAGAGTCAGCCTCCGGTGACGCGTCGGACCTCGACCTCGACGTGGTGCTCACTGCCGCCGATGCGCCAGCGTTCCGGCTCGGCGACCACCTCGTAGTCGACGCCGTCGAACCGCCATCGATCGGTGGCAATAATGTCCGCGGCGGCCTCGAGGAACACCCGCCAGCGGGTTTCGGTGCGCTGCTGCTGCACCACGTCCTCGGTGCTACTGATCGGCTGATGCTCGCACGCCATGACCAGCTCGCTCGGCGAGGACCAGTCGATCTCCTCCGAGCCGTACTGCCCGGTCATGACGGTGCCGCGTAGGCGGGTGCCGGTGTCGGACAGTCTCATCGGCTCAACCGGTCACGGCGTCGGGTTCACGTTCGACCCGATCGGGGAACGGCCAGGTGCCGGGGAACTCGAATGCGGGCTTGCCCGTGCCGATGTTGTCGGCCAGCCACTTGTGCAGCCGTTCGACCTCATTCTCGGTCAGGTACACGAACGTCTCATACAGCGGGACGTTGTAGGAGGTTTGCGTGGCGCCGACCATCTGCGAGCGCGCGTCGTCGTAGTTGATGTATGCGCGCTTGGCCGCGGCCAGTACGGTCGTCTTCGCAACCGTGGGCCACGGGTCCTGTTCGCCGATCTCGTCGGCGACCAGGCCGTTGGCCAACTCAAGCAGCAGCATGTGCTCGATGGCGACGCTTATGTCTTTCCGGATGGCGGACGCGAACTCGGCAAGAGTGACGATCTCGGTCATGTTCGCGCCCGCCTCTCTGGAGCTAGGAGTTGCCGGACTTGGATGAACGGCTCTCAGGTTCGGCAGCCTTGGCGGCGGACACCTTCTCGAGCATGCCCTTGTCCAGGTGAGACTTGAGCGAGTCGGCTTCGATGTTCTCCACGACCGCTCCCTCGTAGAAGCCGACCAGCACATCGGCACCGGCCGGGTCCTTGACTTTCAGCGTCACGTACGGCGCGACCACCCGATACGACTGAGCCATCACGCGCTCACCACCGCAGTGATCTCGTAGCCTGCGCCCGGCTCCTGCACCAGCGGAACCGTTTTGCGGCGGCCCTGCAGGTCCCAGGCGTCCTGGTCGTCCTTGCGGATCGACTTGACCTGCACGGCCAGATCGGCGACCGAGTAGCCCGGCGCCCCGTCCATCTCGTCGGCCATGCCTCCGAGTTGGGTGGAGTCGAGCACGATCGCCGTGGTCGGCGTCGGCAGGTTGGGGGTCACCAGGACCGTCAGCCCGGCGATGGTCTCGATCTCGCCGGTGTAGACCGGGTTGTTCGTGGTCTCCCGCTGGCGCAGGTTTGCGACGATCTCGTTGGCCATCAGGTACACGTACGCCTTGTCAGAGAGCAGCAACGTGTCCGGCCGGTAGCCGAGGTTCAGTTCAGTGATCTTCGACTTGGCGAGCAGGATGTCAGTCAGCGGCTTGGCTGTGGCGACCGTCTCCCACGACACGAGAGCACCCGTGGTCGCAGTGATCGCCGAAGCCACCGCCGACATGGTGATCGTGTCCACCTGCTTGATGATCGAGTTGACGACCTTCTGCAGCGCGCGGTCCACGGCGGAGCCGCCGAACGCATTGCGGGCGATCTCCTCGTCGGTCAGTTGGACCTTCTGGCCCCACTTCTGGATGGCCGCGATGGCCGCCGTGCCGGTGGGCAGGTTGGCGTACGGGTACTCCGAGCCCGCCCCGACGGCCTCGACCGCGCGGTCGGACACGAACGGTTCGGACTGCTCGTACAGCACGGCGCCGCCGGTGCTGCGGAACCGGGCGGTGAGGATCTGGTCGGACACGAACCGCAGGTCGCGGAACGTGCGCAGGCGGCGCTGCAGCGCCGTGGGCGACTGCAGGAACCTGCTGATGGAAAGGGTGTCGCCCGAAAGGGTGGGCGGAGGTGCGAGTGGCATTGTCCCTTACTCCTTCCGGGAGATCAGTGACGTCCGACGAAGCGGACCTTGGACGGGGAACCGGCGGCCGTGGTGACGGCCAGGCCGATCAGGGTGCCGGCAGCCGAACCTGCAGCGATGCTGGTGGTTACCGCTTCGACCTGGCCGTTGGCTGCACTTGCCACGCCGCCCGCCGCAGTGATGGCACCGGCAGCCTCGATCTCGTGGATGCAGTTGTCGATGGGCCACACGGTGACCCGAGCACCCGACGCCGCATCGTGAGCGGCGACACCGAGGACCGTGGTCGCCTGTGCCGTGGCGTGCGCGACCGTGCCGTTACCGGACACGATCACGACTCGGCCGCCGGTGACGGCCGCCGAGGTGGTGTGTGTGCTGGGCACGACTCCGCCGGAGTAGACGGGAGTGTAGTCAGCCATGTCTCAGGCTCCCTTCGATGCGTGCGTGGGCGGGAACAGGTGCGCGAACTCCTCGTCCACGCCTTGGTCGTCGGGGCCGCCGGCGTAGCCCATCGCCATGACGGGCACCACGTTGCGGGTCAGCCCGTCGATGACCTGACGGGTGCCCTCCGGATCCGCGTCCCACAGCCGCTGCCACGTCTCGGCGCGCGACGGGGGGAACTTGCCGTCGTTGACGGCCTGGGCGATGACGCTGTCGCGTTCCTCGCGGCGCCGCTTCGCAGCCTCCGCCTCGAGGCGCCGGATGCGCTCCTCGCGCTCGTCCCAGGCACCCTGGTCGACGGTGACGGTGCCGGCTGCCAGCTTCGGCTGTGCGGGCTTCTCGGGCTGCGGCTGGGTCGCGGGCGCCGCCCCCTCGCCGCTGTCAGGCTGCGTCCCAGCGGGCTCTCCGAGAGCAGCAAGAACCATCGCCGGCTCAAGCTCCTTGTCCTCAGAGATGCCGAGCTTGGTCCGCAGTTCGGACAGCTGCTCATCGGTGAACTGCATCTCACCCTCCTCGGGTGCGGTTGTGCCCCGAACCGGGGCATTGTGGATCTGCGCCGCCGCCTGCGCGGCGGACACATCCCGCGCCACATGCCGCGAAGGCTTGGCGGGGAGTCTGGGGGCAGGCGCATTCGCGCGGCCTGCGTGGTTGAACACCGAAACGTCCACCTGCGCCTTGGCGTCGGTGGCGTCGGCCTTCTGTTCGACCCGATCGGCGAGCCCGGCCTCGACGGCCTCCTCGGCGGTGTACCAGGTTTCCTCACGCATCGCCTGGCGCCATGTGTCGATCGTGCCGCCGGCGTGGGTGGCATAGACCGATGCAACGTTCGCCGAGTCCTTCTCCAGCCTGGCCGCCATATCGCCCATGTCCTCGGAGTTGCCGACGACCAGACCCCACGCCTCGTGGATCATCATCTCGGAGTTGCGGGCCATGATGATCTCGTCGCCGGCCATCGCGACCACCGAGGCGCCGCTGGCGGCCAGCCCGTCGATGGTGACCACGACGCGGGCCGGGTGGCGGCGCAATAGGTTCAGCATCGCGATCGACTCGAACACCGCGCCGCCGGGAGAGTTGATGGCCAACTGGATCTCGGTGGTGTCCTCGCCAACCTGGTCCAGCGCCTCGGCGAACTCCTTGGACGAGACGCCCCACTCGCCGCCGTCCGGGTCGATCGGGGCGTACAGCCGCATCATGGCGACCTTGCCGTTCATCTTCGGGGCGGTCGTCTTCGCCAGGATCGGCGGGTGCGGCTGCCCCCACCGGGCGCGGCGCAGGAACAGATGTTGCCGGTCGTCCTCGCTCACGACGATTCCTCTCCGGTCTGCGGCGGTGGCTGCGTGCCGGGCGCCGGCGCCTTGGACGGCAGCCCGTACGTGGTGCGCAGGAACTCCTCAAGCTGCCGGTCCGGGAACACCGCCCCGGCATCGATGAGTGCCTTGATGGCCTCGGCGGTGGCGGTGTGCCGGGACCCGATCTCGTCGAACATGATCCGCGGCGCCGCCTCGTCCTCGCCCCAGTTCAGATCAACCAAGTCCTCGACCACATGCTGGTTCGCGGTGTCCGCAACCTGCTGCGCCACCGACTGCAGCGACAAGGTGAAGAAGTCCGCGAACGTCGAGCCCAACGCCCACGATCCGGTCTGCGTGCCCAGGTTCAGGAAGTGCGCCAGCACAGCGCGGGCGATCTGCTCGTCGTGGTAGCGGATCGGCTTGTCCGCATCCGGCAAGTCGCCCTCCACGCCGCGCAGAACAAGATCCGCACCATCCGGCACGGCCGCGCCGGCAGCGTCGCCGCCGCGCCATGCCTTGGCCATCGCCAGGCCCTTGGACAGATCCGACTCGCCGGGAGGTCCTTTGTACAGCGGCACGCCCATGCCGTTGCGCTCCACCGTCTGCGCCTGCACCCGGATCAGCCGGTCCTTGACCAGCCAGTTTTTGTAGCAGGTCCGCAGCAGCGACGTGCCCAGCCAGTTGCCGCCCTCGCGGTCGTTCACGTATGCCACGAGCCGATCCACCGGGATCAGCGTCGCCTCGCTCTGACCCGTACTGCCCCACTGCTCGATCGACTCCAACCCGCCGTCGGCGGCGACGTTCACCGCAGAGATCGTCCGCGCCGGGCGTTCGGCCAACTTCCGCAGCCGCACCTGGTCACCGACGATCCGGTACACCTGCTCGAAGTACGAATGCCCCAACGGCAGCATCAGCAACGCCAGCCGCAGATGCTCCTGCCACGAGAACCGGTCCCGCATCCGCGACGGCACAATCGGGTCCGCGCCGGCGATCGGCAACCCCAGGTCCTCTGCGATCAGTTGCACGACCTCGTCACGGGCACCGTTCGGTTCGATCCGCCAACCGGTGCGGCGCACCGGCAACGTCACCGCCCGCAGCACCGACGCGACCTGCGCGTCCTGCCGCCGCATCCGGTCATACACCTGCACCGACAGCGGCCAGCGCAGCTCCGGGGTCGGCTCATCCTCCAGCCCGCCCCACCAGCCCGGGTAGTCCACCACGTGGCCGCGCTCGACCAGCGGGGCCGCAGGCGTATCAGGCATCGCGACCTCCGCTCACGTCGATCAGAATCCGGCTTCCATTAAGTCGGCGGTGACTGTGGTGCCGTCCTCGTACAACAGTTGCGGGTCCGCCGGTGGTAATTGGTCATCGGCCGCCGCGTTGTCCATCGCCTCACCGTGCGCGTTCACCGCAGCCGACCAGCCGTCGATCTTCTCCGCAGCCCGGGCCTTGTCCGGCTTGACGTTCCCGCTCGGGTCCATGGCCACCGCCAGGTTGTCCGTCATCCAGCGCATCACCGGGTTGCCACCGTGCCGGTACTTGCCGGCCAGCAGCAGCCGTTGGATGTCCTTCAACGGCGCAGACGCCGTCGCGTAGCCCTGGCCGCGGGGTACGCACGCCAGCCCGTCGTCACCCAGCCGCGTGACCAGCGGATTCGCGCCCCACCGGTCGAACCCGATCGTCTTGACGTCGAACAATCCCGCGTCGGCGATGATCTGCTGGTAGATGAAGTCCAGGTCGATCACGTTGCCGGGGGTCAGCTTCAAGAACCCCTCACGGCGCCACACCTCAGCGTCACCGGCGGTACGGCGGATCAACGCGGGCAGCCGGTCCTCCGGCAGCCAGAACCGCCACAGCACATCGGCGCCGTCGTCGTCGGGGAGCTCCCAGCACAACGCCGTGGTGTCCTCGACGCTGGACAGGTCCAGCCCGCCGTATGCGGCCCGGCCCTTCAGGTCGGACTCGACGACCATGCCCGCCGAGCCGTCCCACGTCTGCAACGTCACGTACTTGGTGACCTGCTTCGTTCGGATTCCCAAGTGCAACCGCAGATACGATGCGAGCTCAGCAGGCGAGTCCTTCGCCTTGACCGCCGCCTTCACCAGGTACGACCGCGTCGGGGAGATCCCGAACCCTGGGTTCGCCTTGCGCATCGTCGCCTCGGAGAACGGGTCGTCCGTCTCGTCGGCGGCGAACACCACCCCGTACGTCGTCGGGTCCCTCAGCACCCGCCGGGCCAGCTTCTCGATCCGGTCCCGCTTGCGGGCGTAGATCGTGGCCGGCGTGCCGTCATCCGCAGTCGTGATGTACGCGATCAGCGGCTGGTCCCGCGAACCGGTACCGGTCTCGATGGTCTCGACCATCTCGGCCGTCTTATGCACGTGCAGCTCGTCCACCACGCCGCAGTGAATGTTCGCGCCGTGCTGGGCGTCCGCCACCGACGAGATCGCGTGGAAATACGACGCCGACGCCGGGTGCACGATCCGGGTCGCATACGCCTTCACGTGCTTACGCAGTGCCGGGGCCTTCTCCGCCAGCGCCTTCACCGGCTTGAAAACGAACCCGGCCTGATCCTTCGTCGTCGCCGCCGCGATCACCTCGGCGCCAGGCTCGCCGTCGGCCGCCGTCATGTAGATCGCGATGCCGCCGAGCAGCGTCGACTTGCCGTTCTTGCGGGGCACGTCGACGTACAACTCGCGGATCACCCGCACCCACCGGCCGGCGTCCTTATCGAACCGCACCCAGCCGAACACCGGCGCCAGAATGTACGCCACCTGCCACGGGTCCGGTGTCAACGGCCGGCCCGCCCACTTGCCCTTGGTGTGCCGCAGCAGACCGAACGCCTTGAGTACCCGGTCCACCCGCGACGGATCGAACTTCGCGCCCCGTAGCGTCCGCGGCTCGGGTGTCTTCCACTTCGGCGGGCAATCCGGCAGTGGAAGACCGCGCTCCTGCAGATACCACGCCACCTCAGGCGAGAGTTTCAGCCGAGTGAGCAGCGCCTTATCCGTCGCCGCCGAACGGGTTCTCGTCCCCATCGTCGGCCTCCGGCTTCGCAAGCTTCATCTCCGCGGCGGGAGTTAGACCGAACTCCGCACACCACGCCCGGATCGCCGCCTGGGCGTTCCGCTGCACCGCCACCGCCGGATTCGCCGTTACCCACACCGACTCGGTGCCGTCCTTACGGGTCGAATGGTTCTCGACCGTCAGCCCGTTCTCGTGCACCTCACGGGTCGCGGTCACGAACAGCTCGACCATCTCGCAGTACGACGCCAACGCAGCCTGGTCGATCGGCTTCAACAACTGCAACCGCGCCAACTCAGGTACCACGCGCGCCCACTCAGCCGTTGCGATCTCGCCCATCCACTCCGGCGGCTGCGGCGGGACCCGCTTGAACGACGGCGGCGCATGAACCTTCCGGCCGCCACTGTCGGTCCCGTTGCCACGGCCATGGATCACCCGGAGTTGGGCCGGGGCGCCCGTCCGGCCAGTATTCGCAGGAGGCATATCGGACATACCCCCTATGGATCATTCTGAGATCGTGTGCGCGCAGT